GGGGTACACCGGTCACGGCATATGTCGACATGCCCGACCCGCTGGAGGCATTGGCGTTTTGAGCAACTGGCAAGACGTACGCGGCCCCGACGGTCGCCTGTTGTTTCGGTTCGACCCGGCCCGCATGCTGGTCGAGATATCGGCCAAGGGGCAGTTCTACCTCATTGACCTGACCACGTACATGGCGATGACAGCGGCCGTTATTGACACCGACATCTCGCTGCTTGACTCAGAACGCATGTTCGTTGTAAAATAGCATCAATCGAATATCTTCTTTTGAGCGCCTTGAGCGCCTTACCTGTTTGTGAGCGACCTGATCGCCGCAGGGTAAGGCGCTTTTTCTGTTTTTAATGATATGGGTATTCTGCAACGTATCGGCATGTGGATAGCGGGAATAGGCGGGCGGTCGGAACTGGCCGTCGCGCCTGTTGCCGTCGGCCTGCCGGAAGACGGCACGAGCGCATGGGCGACCGGCGGCGGGGCCAACGACCGCGACTGGACAGAAATGCAGAGCGCCTACAGCGACGCGCTGGAGGCATGGCGCAAACATCCGCAGGCCAAGCGCATCATCGACATCACAACCGACCACGTACTCGGCGACGGTTTTAGGCCTGAGGCGCCGGGCGTGATGGGTCGGTTTATCGAGCAATTCTGGGCGCACCGGCAGAACCGCATGGAGATGCGCCTGCCGGGAATAGTCGACGAACTGAGCCGTGCCGGTGACGTGTTCGTCATTTTGTTTCGCAATCCGGGCGACGGCATGAGCTACGTCCGGCTCGTCCCCAAGTCACTGATACTCAAAATAGAAACGGCCGATAACGACTGGGAAACCGAACTGGCCTACCACGAACGGCGCGGCCCCGGCGAGGAACCGCGCATCTGGCTGTCACCTGCCCATCCCGACGCGGTCGCGGCCGATGCGGTGATGTGCCACTACGCCATTAACCGGCCGGTGGGCGCATTGTGGGGCGAGGGCGACCTGACCTCCGTCACGCCATGGTTGTTGCGATACAGCAAGATGCTGGAGGATCGCGTCCGGCTAAACTGGGCCGCGCGGGTATTCTACTGGTTTGTGAAAGTGCCCAAAGCAGCGGTCGCCGCGACGCGGGCAAAATATCAGGCCAACCCACCCAACCCCGGCGCTATCATCGTTCACGATGACGGCGAGGAATGGGACATGAAGACGCCCGCCCTCAACGCCTCCGACGCGGCCAACGATCTCCAGGCATTGCGCATCATGATAGCCGTCGGCGCGGGGCAGCCGCCTCACTGGCACGGCGACAGCATGGATGTCAACCTCGCCACGGCAACGGCAATGGAGCGCACGGCACTACGCCACATGCGACGGCGGCAGGGCGAGGTGGCCGACATGGTCATCGACTTGTGCTACGTAGCCTACACTCGCGCCCACGGCGCGGGCATGGCTCGGCGCACGCCGAACCGCGACCTCATCACTATCTCATTGCCCGACCTGAGCCGTGATGACAACAAGCTGCTGGCCGAGGCGGCCGGTGAAATGGCGGCCGCGTTCAACGGGCTTGACGCCGCGCTGAAGACCGGCAGCCGCACCTTGCGCGAGCGGACATTGCGCCACTTCTTCCAGTTCGCGGCCGAGACGATGGACGCGACGGAAGTGACGGCAATCCTCGACGAACTGGACGAGGCGAAAGCCGCCGCCCCGCCGCCGGTCGCCGATAAACCGGTCGACGATGACCTGACCGACGATGAAACGCTGTCGGCAATCGGGCGCATATGGAGAAACGGCAATGGGCACTAACGCGATACACGCCAACGCGATACACGTATCACGCGGGCCGGACGGCGACATCGTGACCGTAAACGGGATAGTGATACCCGGCGCGCACCTCATGTTCCGTGATGCCCGGCGCGTTGTGATCAATATCCCAACGACCGCCGTGCAGGTTGAGACGCGACCGACGCCGCGTCGCATTATTTTGGAGAGTGAATTATGACCAACCCGCAACGGATGCGGTTCAACGTCTACAGCAACGCTGCCGTAGTGGATCGTGACACACACACAATCCACGGCGCGAGCGCCATGCAAGCGGTCGAGGCCCTCGGCCACCGCCTCATGGTGGATCAGGTGTCGCTGCAGCAGTTTGCCGACATTGCCAACAGCAAGCCGAGCGGTTTGAAAAGCCGCTTCACCCATCCCGGTTTGTCGGCCGACGGCTTGGGCAAACTGCTTGGTCGAATGCGTAATTTTCGCGTGACCGGCGACCGGGTTATCGGCGACTTGCATCTGGCCGAGAGCGCCGCCCGTTCACCGCATGGCGACCTGCGAGATTATGTCGAAACGCTGGCCGAAGAAGACCCGGCCGCGTTCGGCATGAGCGTAGTCGTTGACGGCTACGGCGCGTGGGTACTGAGCGACGGCAGCGAGCGGCCGGATGACGGCGTGCGACCGGAAGGAGCGCGGGACAAACATCCCGCCCTGCGCATAGTAGAAACCCACGCTGTTGATGCCGTCGACGAACCGGCAGCCAATCGTGACGGCTTGTTTGCCGCATTCAGTCGCACGACCAACGAACTGGCCGCGCAGGTTTACGCAGTGTTGGACGCACACGACGGCTTAGACGAGATGCTGCAGCGGTTTATCGACGGTGGGGCAATCCCGACCGAGTTCCGGCCGCTGGCCGACGAGTACGACATAGACGAGAGCAAGGCGCGGGTATTTGCCGCGCATTATCTACAGCGTCGCCAAATCAGACCGGCGACGCGGTTTAAAATGGCGGCCAAAGCCGCAACTACGGAGAGTGTCCCAATGGATGAAAAGACTGTTTCCACGGACGCGGCTCAGCAACCGGCCGCCGTCCAGCAATCGAACGAATGGTTGACCGCGCTGCAGAAGAGCGCGGCGCAGGCGATTATTCAGGCGTCCGGCCTTCCGGCGGCGGTGCAAACGCGCCTCAGCCGCGGCCAGTATGCCAACCCCGGCGAGGTGGAAAAAGCCGTCGCCGAGGCTCGTGCCGAGCTCGCGGCCCTGACCGAGGCCAACGTCGTGCAAATCGGCGGGCAAGCGCCGCGCCGGTTCCAGGTGTCCGACGCCAAAGACGAGGCGCGCGACATCGTCGATTGGATGTTCGGCGTCGACGGGGCCAAGGTTCCGGCCGCCAACATGCGCAACTTTGCGCAGTTGTACGTCGCCCTGACCGGCGACAGCGAGTTCCGCGGCGTGTTTGATCCATCGATGATTATGTTCGCCGGTGCTACCACGGCCACCTTGCCCAATCTGGCCGTGGACGCCATGAACAAGGTCATCATCCAGCAGATGGCGCGCATGGATCATTGGCGCTGGTTTGAGCGCGTCGTGTCGGTAGAGGCCAACAACGGCACGCTCCATGACATGAAGTGGCTCACCATCGGCGGCCTGACCAACCTCCCCACCGTCGCCGAAAAGGGGGCGTACACTGAAATCGACCCTGGCGATGTAAAGGAAACGTCGGCCTTCGTGAAGAAGGGGGCGTATGTCGGCATCAGCCGCGAGGTGATCAAGAACAGCGACCTCATGCAGCTTCAGGCTATCCCGCGCGGACTGGCCAATGCCGCTGTCCGCACACGCTCGGCGGCCGTTAGCGCCATTTTCACCACTGCGGCCGGTGTCGGCCCGACGCTGGCACAGGACACGAAAGCCCTGTTCCACAATGACCACACCAATCTGGCAACGACGGCACTCGGCACCGACGCGACCGCATGGCGCGCCGCGCGGGCCGAGTGTTTCCAGCACACGGAACTGACCAGCGGCGCGGTGCTGGGCATCTACCCCCGCTTCCTGCTTGTCCCGGCCGAACTGTACGACACGGCGCTGAGCATTCTCGGCTACGGCGAAGGCATGCCGACGGCCTACGCGCCTGAGGCGCAGGATCGCGGCTTTGCCGACCCGCGTCCGATTCCCCTCGTTGTACCGAACTGGACTGACGCCACTGACTGGGCCTACATCGTCGACCCGGCCGTGTATCCGGTCATTCAGATGAGCTACAGCCAGACCCCCGGCGGCCGGATACATCCCGCGCCGGAACTATTCTCGGTTGTTTCCGAGACGAGCGGGTTAATGTTCACCAACGACACGCTGCCGATTAAGGTAAGGGACGAGTTCGCTGTGGGCGTCAACGGGCCGCGCGGCATCGGCAAGCGCAACGTCGCAGGCTAAGGCATGGCAATGGACAATCTTGTCAATCGTGTCGCCGCGTACCTAAAAATGGACGC